CCCGCCGGTATATTAATAAAATAAGCTGAATCATTTGTTAAATCAACACTTACGTCGCTTAAATCATTTAAACTAGTAACGCTACCTAAATTACTAGGTGCTATTTTTTTCATTGTTGTGCCTTGATAACCTACAAGAAAATCCACATTAGATGAATTTGTTTCTGTGGTAAAAGCTGAAAATTTTATATTTGCCATTTTATATTTTTATTTATTTAAGGTGCTATTTCTTGTACCATTAGGTTACCACCAGTTTCTGTTTCACATATATTACCATTTTCTGCTAATACAAAAAATGTAACAGGGCTAGGACCTCCACCACCTTGTATAGTTAATGGGACTGCTAATATTGCGTTAGCATTAGCTAACATACTTGGTCCACCTGGCATACTAGTATAGTGCTAAAATTTCGCTACAAGTTGTACCAAGTGCAAAAACTCTTACTACTTGTAAAGGAATAAATGATGAATCAGGTACATTAGTTAACGTAACATCGTCTCCTGCAGCTGTTAAAACTCTTAATGTAGATCCTGCTCCTCCAGTTCCTACAAATAAAGTAAAAGAAGTTTTACCGTCTTGATTTGGAGCATATATAGTATATGGATTAAGTATCGAAGCAGCAGTCGTATTATTTGCTGTTTTTAACTCAGTAGGCGATGCTATATTGACTATCACATTAACACTTCCAGGAAAAGCACCTGTATATGCTTGATATAATATACCACCTGTTACGTTGTAACCGTTAGCATTGGTTACTGAAGGTGTAAAATCTTGAACAGCATCGGTTAAAACTGCAGTTCCTGAAGTAGAGTTTTGTGTTCCACTTGTTAAAATACCAGGTTGTGGTATATTTATTGTATCACTTGGAACTACAAACAGTGAACTATGTGGTTGATTATTTGCCATTATTTTTTATTTTTTAAATATATTTGTTGCTTTTTCTGTCGTGCGTCCGCCGAAATAGGCTAAGACGACCGCCATCATGACCTTCTCGAAAGTATCGTTCCATAATGCGTTTATTTGGAATGGTATACTTTCAACACTGTCTAATATACCGGCTAGCGAGAAAATAGTAATACACCACACTAAAACTAGTGGGCGTACATTTTTCGACATCCAAGAATCAGACATAGAATCTGCTTGCCAACGAGTTGTTATAGCTTCTATTTCTTTATTCTGTTGTTCGTATATTAATTGTTGTAATTTTATTTTGTCATCATTAGAAACATCTGCTTTTGTTATTTCAGCAATAGCTTCCTGAGGTGACATTACTCCTTGGAGTACGTTTCCTAGTGTAGGATTTATAACTGATGCAGCTCCGAATAAAAGCTTTCCAACAGTTGTGTCTTTGAATTTCTTTTTAGGCATTTTTTGTTCTTTTATATGCTTCTGCTTCCCATGGTAAATCATGAGCGCCTTCATTCATTTCAGATCTGGAATATTTTTTGCCTTTCCAATAAACGTAATCATCATCATAATCTAAATCACCTCTTTTCATTTGTTCAATATGAACTTTTTCATGAGCAACTACATCTGGTAATTGATTTGGTTTAACGTTTTTATTTATAATAATTGTTCCATTATTATTTGCTTTACCCATAACACCATCTTCCATATCTACGTGATATATTGGAGTATTATCTATTGGATATGGTGGATTTATTTTAAAAGCCATAATTATTTTTTATAAGGAAACATTTTGTTTAATGCATTTTTTCTGGCTTCACAACCGCAAGGGATGTTTAGTCCCTTGCTCATTGTGTCTACCATTTTTTTGATACCAGTAGCTTTAGTAAACTTTTCTACGCTGTCTCCTAAACCTGTTGATTTCATTATTAACCTATTTTAAATGATTTAAAATAAACTTTATTTGCAGAGTCATATTTAGCTCCAGCAACAGCATTTTGAGGTGCTCCTACTGTAGATTTTACTCCACCTGGGTTAGCTGTGATAGCTCTGTTAATAGCTGCTTTTAATTGAGCTTCATAACCAGCAGCATCACATCTTGCCGTGTCAGGGTCAGTTGCAGCAGCATCTGTACTACATAATACAGTACATACATCTGTAGCTGCAGTAGGTGCGCGTAATGTTAAAGTAGCGGTCATTCTGTTTGCAGTTTCTGCTACAGATACAGATACGATACTTTCAGCTAATAATAAGTTGTCTCCATCTTCAGCTGGAACAGCTCCACTACCATCATGTCCTCCTACTACAGGAAAATTAATCCATTGTGCCATAATTTTTAGTTTTAAATTGTGTAATTGTGTAATTGGTTGTTTTGAGTTTTATACAGCTCTCTACTGTTTATTTTACATACAGTGCTTTTCTGCTGGTGATCCTTTGTGTTCCATTTCCATAGGCCCTTTCATCATCATTGCAGACTTTGAATGCTTTGACATCCATGATCTTCCTCCACTAGCATCTTTTGCAACTGGATTATCATGCATTAAATTGTATTTTTCTTGTTTTACTGATTCACCTTTTCTTTTACCATAGTGATGATTTTCCATAGGTGACTCGTGACCTGCTTTTACAGGTGAGTAACTCATACGAGGTCCACCTTTTTTTCCGTATCCTGGCATAATATTAGTTTTTATTTATGTTTATTCATTGCTTTAGCTTTTCCTATTTCCCAGCCTTCAATCTCTCCATTTTTATTTATATCTTGAGGTTTGAAGTGTTTTTTAGCTGGTGAACTATGATGTTCTTTATCATATTTCATGTCGCCTGCTAATTTTGAAATATGCTTTTCATCAGCAGTCATTTTCTCGTCGCTGTGACCATGGTGAGCGTCATATATAATATCACGTTTTAAATAGTCAATATGAGCCGCGTCGTCTCGCTCAGTAGCTTTATAATTTTCTTTAGTAACTCTAGTGTGTGCATGATCTTTTGAAAACTTAGAGTTTCCAGTGTATTTTCCGTAGTGTCCTTTATGCATGATTTATGATTCTTATATTATTCCGTATTTCTTTTTGTCCTCATCAGACATAAGATTAGCAAGGTTATTGTATGCTGATTTTTTCTGTTTATCTGCCATTTCTTGGTTAGCAGTAGACTTAGCACTTATAAAATTAGTTTTTTTATCAAACTTAGTGGTATCTTTACCCTTGCTTGCCATTTTATTAGATCTTTTAGTTCTTCTAGCTACTCTTTTAGCTTGTCTTTTTGATTTACCTTCATAATCGGGATTCTCTTGACCCGCTATAAAATCTTTAGTAGCGCTTTCTACTTTGTTAAACATGTTTTGATATAAATCAGCAGTTGAAATATACTGACCTACATCACCCCCACCTCTATATCCACCATAGTTATGAAGTGGCGTGTGCATTTCTGCTGCAGAGCCTCTAGCAGCGTCTTCGTCTTCTCTTACTTGAGCACTATCACTTTCTCTTCTTTCTGAACTATGTTTAGCCTTTTCTTCTTTTATTTTTTTCTCTAATGCAGCTATAGCTTCATAATCTTTTCCTCCTTGACCTTCAGTGCTTAAACCTTTTTTTACAGCTAATTCTGGATCATTTTTTAAAATCTCTAATTGCTTTTTTAACTTGCCATGAGCAGGTAGTGGTGACTTCATCATGAAGCCGTCTCTAAATGTTGTCATAAATTTATTTTTAATCGTTAGGCTCTTGTCTTATTTTAAGTTTACCGTTCACACACTCAAACTCACCTATTTCCCTGTTAAACTCTTTTAAGTTTTCAGCTTCACTTATAGGTACTTCTACTTTTTTATATTTACCATCAACTTTTTTAAGTGTGGTTTTAGATTTTCTAGACATATACTCAGCTTTTTTCTTTGCTTTAGCTTCAGCGCATTTGTCTTGTTTAAATGGTGATTTACTTATCATAATTTATTTTCTTGAACAACCGAAGTTTTTAGCATAATTAGCCATTTTAACTACAGCTGGCTTGTATTTATCTTTGTTTTTCATTACAGCACTCGCTGCAGCACAGGTAGATTTACCTGGCATATTCTTTTTTACCCAAGCAGTAAACTTGCCTTTGTTCTCTTCTTTTATTTCTGGAAAAGGTTCGTGTCCTTTAAAAAATGGTGAATTCATTATTTATATACTTTAGCTTTTTGTGTTATTGGTCCTGCTTCGTATTTGCAAGGATACTTAGATACCTGCATACCTGTAATACCATTACTATTACCAACGCCCATTGGAAAACCTACTTTACTTAATGGACCGTCCCATACAGCGTTTTCACCTATCTGCCCTGATAATTTAGGATTTTTTTTAATTTTTTCAATATCGTGCATGCTCATAATTAGTTGTTTATTTTTTTTTACAATATTTTTTACTTACAGATCTTTGTCTTTCTAATGGAGTTCCAAAAACTTTATCAGCATTTAAATCACCACCTGAAGCAGCGGTACCTACTCCATTCGCCACCATATCCGCGGCTTGCATAGCATTTTCTTCAACCGTATTTATAGCGGCTGG